GACAAAGGCTTCCAATTGGTCCATTGAGCACTCAGTAAGACTGAAGGTAGCCTGAATAGTCGGGCTACCAGTCAATTACTGGAGAGTACACATGGATCTATACAATGCCTCTATGGGTGAAGAAATCGCTGATGAAATTGAACTGACTGTAGAACAATATCAGGAAGCACAAGAGCATTACCAAGGTATTATTGATCGTGCTAATTCAGCACGTAGGTTGGCTTCTAATGAAGACTTTAAGTCTTTGGTTATGGAAGGTTACTTCCAGAATGAACCTAATCGCTTGGCTGATCTCATGGCTTCTGGTCGTTTGGCAGGAAGTGCATTTGAAGGTTGTGTTCAAGAACTCAAATCAATTGGTAATTTCAGAAACTATCTGAAAATGCATATTGAGCAGGGTCATTTCGCTGAAATTGAAATGGCTGCTCTTGAAGAAGCAAGAGATGAAGCAATTAAAAATGAGGCTGGGGAATAATTCCCAGCCTTCAATTCTATTTACTGTAGCCCAATGATGGAGATTTTATCATGGCAAATCCGCAAACACGTCAAGATTTTGAAAACATGAGTGATGAGGATTTCCTCAAGCTTTCTGAAAATGATTATTCGGGTAATGTACCGGAAGGTCAAAGTTCACTTACAAGTGAGGCATCTCATGTTGAACAAAAACCCCAAGAAGAAAATCTTTCTGACGAAGATTTTAACAGCACTAAGTCACCTGATGACAATAGTGAGTCTGACCCTGCCGGGGATCAGTCTGATACCAGCACCGATGAAGATGAGGAAGACGAAAAGATTGTCTCTGGCAACCCAGACCCAATGTCAGAAAAAGGAACTCCTCCAGTTAAAGAAGGGGAGTCCGATGAGAACAAACAGCCCGTTACAGACCCCCAAAAAGAAGGGGAGAAAGCCGTTGAAAAAGAACCTGTAAAAACTGGAAAAGAAACTCCAGCTAAAGCAGGTTATTATAAACTGCCTGAAGATATGGATACCGCTGCAATTGATAATGCAATTGGTTTCTATAAAGCTGTGACCACTCCATTTAAAGCAGATGGAAAAGACTTTTCTGTTCGTTCTCCAGAAGACGCAATTCGTCTTATGCAGCAAGGTGTTAATTATTCTCGTCGGATGCAAGAAATTAAACCGATGAAAGCACTGAATAGAATGCTTAATGATCAGGGATTGGATGACCCTAATAAGCTTAATTTCCTAATTGATTTGTCTAAAGGAAATAAAGAAGCAATTGTTCAGTTGTTAAAAAGTCACAAAATAGATCCAATGGATCTTGATATTGAAAAAGAAACAGGTTATCAGGCTCCTAACTACCAAGGTAATCCACAAGACCATGATTTCCGTGATGCTTTGGATAATGCTCTAACTACTCCTGAAGGACAGGCTCTGGTTTCGCATATTCATAAGGATTGGGATAAAAAGTCTAAAGCTAAATTGAGGGAGAATCCTAGTATTCTAGGCAATCTCCAAGAGATGAAAGCGAGTGGTGTTTACGATAAGGTAGTTGAGGAACTGAATTATCAGAAGGGTCTCGGTTATCTAATCGAAGTACCTTTCCTTCAAGCGTTTGACCAAGTTGGTGAAGCAATGAAGAATGCTGGTGTATTTAATGTTCCCACAAATAACCCCGCTCCTAATGGTAATTCCATGGCTCCGTTGAATACGGGCCAAACTCAGAATCAACCTCTAGCTTCGGGAGCAAGGAAGTCTACGGGTGTGAAGAAGCCTGAGACCAATCAACATCTTTCTTCGACACCTCTTTCAAAGCAGAGTTCTGGTAATACACCAACAACTCCTGACTTTGATAAACTGTCGGACGAGGAATTCCTTAAGATGGCTCCTCCCGAATGAAACACTGAGACACTGAAAGGAAAATACCATGGCTCAGATTTATAACGCTCCGAAGGTTAACGAGGCTGGCAATCAGTCTACTGTTGGCCCTCAGTTTAACACTCACTATTGGGATCGTAAGTCCCTGATTGATGCTGCTGAAGATATGTATTTCTCGCCACTGGCTGATGCAAAATCCATGCCGAAACATTACGGCAAGGAACTGCGAGTGTATTACTATGTCCCGCTGCTGGATGAACTGAACGTCAATGACCAAGGTATTGACGCTCTGGGCGCTGCACGAGTCACTGGTACTTATACGGTGGTCTTCCCTTCGACCATTCTGGTAGTTGCAAACGGTTCTAAAGTTGCCGCTGCTGCTGCCATTAATGATAACGTATCTTCGGCTACTGGTACTGCGGTAACTATCGCAACTGCTGGTGCTGATGGTTCGGCTGGTACTGGTTTTGCTAACATCACTGTTACGGCTAATTCGGCTCACTATGCTGATGAAACCGATGCAGATGCTGTGATCACTGCTGTTGGTGGTGTGAAGATGCAGAACGCTGGTGCTCTGTATGGTGGTTCGCGTGACGTTGGTACGATTCTTTCGAAGATGCCTACCCTGACGGAACAAGGTGGACGTGTTAACCGCGTTGGCTTTACCCGTCTGGAACGGAAAGGTGAAATCTCTGAGTATGGCTTCTTCATGGAGTGGACTGAGGATTCGCTGATGTTTGATACTGACTCGGATCTTTATGGGCACCTGTCCCGTGAGATGCTTGCTGGTGCAAACGAAATCAACGAAGATCTTCTGCAAGCTGACCTTCTGGCTGCTGCTGATGTCAAAGTGTTCCCCGGTGTAGCAACTTCGGTTGCTGAAATCTCCGGTAACTCTAGTTCGGTTGACCTGCTGACTGTTGGTGATCTGAAGCGTCTGTCCGTCACTCTTGACGATAACAGAACGCCAAAGAAAACCACGATCATCAAAGGTAGCCGTATGACGGATACTCGTGTGATCAGTGCTTCGCGTATTGCTTACATTGGTTCTGAGCTTCAGATCATGATCTCTGATTGGGATGACTTTGTTCCAGTTGAGAAATATGCTGATGCTGCAACCATTATGAATGGTGAAGTTGGTGCAATTCCGACTGCTCATCTTCGTATCGTGGTTGTTCCGCAGATGATGCGTTGGCAGGGTGTTGGCGATGCAGAGGCTTCGAATGGTGGTTATCAGGCAACTGGTGGTCGCTATGACGTTGCTCCGCTGCTCGTTGTTGGTGATCAGGCTTTTGCAACCATTGGTCTGCAAGGCATGGGTGGTCAAGGTAAGCAGAAGTTCCGTATTATCGTGAAAAAGCCCGGTGAAGAAACTGCTGACCGGACTGATCCTTACGGTAAGATTGGCTTCTCTTCGATTAAGTTCTTCTACGGGTTTATCAAACTTCGTGGTGAGCGTATCGCAGTTGCTTACTCGCCAATTCCTGAGTAATCAATTTACTTATAAAAAAGATAAGGGCGGCTTCGGTCGCCCTTTTCTATTTATTGTATTACCTTTTAGGGTATGTTAAGCGAACGACACCATGGTGAAACAAAAAGGAAACTCCCAATGGATGATCTTGAAAACAAAAGTATTGCAGAACTTGTGACTCTGACCAAGGAAACAGGTGATAAAGAACTGCTTCGTCAAGTTGCCACAATGAGTGGTGTTAAATTTTCTGGTAATACCAGTGTAGAGACTCTTCAGAAAAACATCCTAGAAGAACTAGATGATGGTCCTGAAGATGATGATATTGATAAAGATGATCCGGTAATGCTTGCTCTGAAAGCTAAACAATCGGAACCAAAAGAAGCTCCTCAACCAAGTAAGAAAAAGAAGAACATTATGGATCTTCCTCGTACTGCTCTTGCAGAACTGAATCCTCGTGATCCTAAACTTACTGAAGTTGAAAGACGTGCTATTGTTCGATCTAAAGCAATGCGTCTGCATCGTGTTAGAATTGCTAACCTTGATCCTAATGACGCTGCTGTACCGGGTGCCATTAAGACTGTGTATAATAAATACACTGGTAAGGTTTCCAAATATATTCCCTATGGGCAAGAAAACGAAGTTGGGTATCATGTTCCAGAGATTCTGCTGAATGCTCTGAAAGGTGAAACTTACAACATGCGTAAGGAAATCAAACAGAAAGGTTCGAGTTTTGGTGTGAAACAATATCGTACTGTTCAGATGAAGAAATTCTCTATTGAATATCTCCCTGAGCTTACTGAACAAGAACTCGTTTCTTTGGGTAATGATCAGAAAGCAAGAGGTGCTCTCGACGTAGCGGAATAAATTCGCTATATCGAGAATAACTCCATAAGAAGGTGAACAAATATGTCTGCAAAATTTGAAAACACAGATAACTCGTCTACCTTGGCGAATTCGTTGTTCACCGCATTGACGGCGGGGGTAAATATACCTCCGTCGCCAGACTTTAGTGATGCAAAATACAGCTTTACTCCAGATAATTCTAGTGAACTTTATTCGATTATTAACCCTGCAACAATTGCAGGAGTTACTGAAGGTAAAGGTACTCTAGAAGGTGTGGGTGCTTTTGACGTATTTATGCAAGCTATGGATAAACACCTTGAACGTGAGTTTAAGGGAAATCGTATTACTGGAACTCAGTATGCTGAGGTTTATACGGCTGTATCTAATCAAGTAATGGCACAAGCCGTAGGCTTTGTTTTGCAAAAGGACCAAGCAAAATGGGCTGCTGTTACTGCACAAATGCAAGCTCGTATTGCAGAAATTCAAGCAACCGAAGCTTTGATTAATCTGGAAAGAACCAAGATTGAAGCTGCTAATGCTAACTTCCAATTGAATTTGACTGCTGCTCAGTATGGTTTGACTAAGATGCAAATCGCTACTGAAGAAGCTAATCATGATTCGGTTACGGCTGAAGTTGCTATTAAACAGTTCCAGCGTAATTATCAGCAACCTGCTGATCTGGCGATTACGCATTATGAACGTACTGCTGTGATGCCTTCAACTGTTGCTATGAATGAAGTACAGGTAGATAGAATTCTTCCTGCACAAGCTGCTATTGCTGAATTCCAGAATAGAGTTCTTCAGCCTATTGAAGAAGATCTGCAAAAACTTCAGCGGGATAGAGTTATTCCTGTTCAAGCTTCGTTGGCAGAATTCCAGAATCAGTTTATTCAACCTGTGGAACTGGCACAACAACAGCATATTCTTAACCATCGTCAGCCTGCTGAAACTACTCTTATTCAAGAGCAGATTGAAACTCAGCGTGCTAATACGTTGGAAACTCGTACTGATGGTTTGACGCCAATCAGTGGTGTTGTTGCTTTGCAGAAACGTAATCTTAGTGTCGATGCAGATATTAAAGATTACAATCTGGATAACACACTTCCAACTCAGTTGACGCTCCTTCAGGAACAAGTACATCTGACTAGTGAACAAGGTGAAGCTGAAAGAGCTAAGACTTTGGATACTAGAACTGATGGTGGTACTGTTGTTGGTTCTATTGGGAAACAGAAAGATCTGTATACTCAACAGATTGATTCCTTCATTAAGGATGCTCAACATAAAACTGCTAAGATGTTCTTGGATGGTTGGATTACTCAGAAGACTCTGGATGAAGGTCTGACTGCTCCTACGCAGTTGACTAACAATGAGATCAATGAGGTGATTTCTGCGGTTCGTTTAAACAACAATCTTGGAAGTTAAGGATGGGACTTTTCTCGTCAAAGAAGATCATTACAGTATCCTCAACCGTATATAATATGGCTGGGGATGAAGATGATCGTCCTAATTTTTTGAAAGGTACTCTCTTTGGTTCAATCATTGCTAACAATCCATCGTTGGCTGATGATATTACCAAGAGCTATTTCAATGGACCGGGGATGAAGCAAAAGCAATTCTTCAGATATTGCGATAGAGTCAATCTTCCGGGGATGCCTACCACAACGATTACAAATAGCGTCAAGGTGGATGCTGCTGTAATTGCGGCACAGATCCCTCCATCTGCTGTACCCCCTGCTCCAGCGGGCTTAGAATTAACCGCATACAGTGCGGAAGTAAATGATGGAGATTTTGAACCTTGGTTGCAGAGATGGATTTATGAAAATTATCCAACCAGAGAAGGTGAAAATTGGTTGGGAGAATATGATCCTGCAACCAATATGTTCAGTGTGGAATTTCCTAACAATGATTTCTTCACTTGGGAAAATAATGTAGCTCCAGTGTATTCTCCTAGTAAGAGATACATTGTTGCTAAATACATTGAGTTTCTACCAAACAGTGAAGATGCTGTAGTAGAAGGAACTCCTACAACTGGTGTGACATCACTTCCAGATTTGAGTGAATTTACAGAAACTGATTCTTCTACATCATTCACCTCTGTGACTCTTCAGAGAACCAGAACAACCATTCATAGCTACAATAATGGTGATCCTGATGAACTGATTGAAGATGAGGTAGATGCAGATGTTGCAGGTGAATTAAGTACGGATGAAGCAACATACGAAAGAGAAGTCTTTGTTGCTCAAACTGGTATATCTATTGAAGGTGAAAAACAAATCTGGACTATTATAAATACAGATACTGTTGGTACTGGATATGAAGATATTGTGGTTGTTGAAATACCACTTGGTGGTGGGGTTATCAGAACTGAAACCTCAACAACTACTGGTGAGCAAGTTGTTGAAAGCTGGACTACAGAATATGATACTCAAGCAATCTATACAGGTGCTCTGTATGGAAATGAGAAGATTTTCATTTATGAAGTAGGTACAGGTAATGCTGTATTAGATGCTTTGGTTTCTTCTGTAGATGCTTCAGGATTCCAAGAGTTTTTTCCATTCATGCCAATTCGACTTAACAACGTGTCGATGTTTGAAGAACAATATGATGATCTTCGAAATGATATGAAGAAAGCTTATCGTAGAGGCTTTCAAGGAAAGAGCTTTAATAAGCTAATTGAAACTGTTGAAGACAATGAATCTATTGAAGATATTGATTATGCATATTTGATGTTTGGATGTTCTTTGAATGTCAAAGATATGGCATGTCGAAAGTACATCTACAAATTCTTTGAAAAGCTTATTCCATTTCAGTCCGGTGGATCTGGTACTGCTATGTCTGATTTGAATGTAGCAATTGCTGATTATGAAGATGAACTTGCTGCATTTGATGTATGGGTATCATCTCCAAAACTTGGTTTAATGGGAGATATTCTACCAAGACCTCCTCTTCCCAATGGTGTAAAAATTCCATCTTTGAATACAATTAGACTAGTTGAGGGTAATCTTGGTTTTGATATCCGTCTGTCATGGATTCATGCTGAAACTGAACAGTTTGAAGGAACCTATAATACGGATCCCGGAGCAGGAGTTATTGATGCACCAAAAGTAGATGATCTTTATTTGGTTGCTGGACCTAATGTGGATTGGGAAGAACGTATTGAATATAACGAAAGTGGTGAAGGTGGAGATGGATTGATTTCTAGGATGCTAGATAAGTCCGTTAAATCTATGTACATTTTTTGGCAAGTTACTCCTACGACTTATCGTCGTATGACTGTATGGGGTATGAACCATCAGAACTTTATCTATGGTGGAAAGTCTGTTTCTATTAATTCAACTGAAGCTTTGGAAGATCCAGATGAATCTGGATTTGTACTTCCACTTCATTACCCAACAATGTCTGAAATGAGCATTGTTGATTATACCCAAATGTGTACGGCTAATTCTTTGATTTTGTTTAACTCTTACGAAGTAACTAAACAGAAATGGTATCAAAAAGGAATCTTTAAGATCTTGTTGGTAATTGCTGTGATTATTATTGCAGTGATTGTCTCTCCGGGAGCATTTGCAGGAGGGGGTGGTATCCTTGGAGGGAACCTAGCCGTTGGCTCTGCTCTGGGCTTAACAGGTACGGCTGCGCTAGTAGCAGGTGTAGTTGCTAACTACATTGCATCTATTATTATTTCTCAGGTTTTGAGTTTGGTTGGTACTGCTCTATTTGGTGAGAAATGGGGTGCAGTATTTGCAGCTATTGCAGGATTTGCTCTGTCTGCTGGGGTTAGTGGAACCAAGATCTTTAGTGCAGAAGGTATTCTTGGTTTGGGTAATGCTATTGCAAATGGTTATTCTGGTTACGTTGCAGGTGATATTAATGAAATGCAGGGTGAACTAGAAGATGATGGAAAAGATTACGAAAGACGAATGGATGAGATTCAAGATCTAATAGATGGAATGGGTGGAAATAATTTGAATTTCAATCCACTTTTCCTTACAGATAGCTCGTATGGCAATGCTGGACGAAATACTGGTGGAAGCAGAGGGTATTTACCTGAAACTGCTGATCAATATATTCGCAGGACAACCATGAGTGGATCAGATGTGGTGGATCTTACCTTCTCAATGATCTATGATTTTGTTGACGTTCAGAAAACTTTGCCAAGGAATTAAACTATGGATCTTTCATTTGGGAACTACTCCAATGCTACTACCAATGGTTCTCAATTGGGAACTACTGGTATTGCTGCTAATAGCCTTTCTATGGGGCAGAATGTAAATACCAATGTTGGTAGTACTAATCTGTCTGGAATGGGTACAACTCCTACTCAAACAGTCCTTAGTGGGTCTGGACAGACAGGTGCTCAAACTGGTGGAGCAGGAAACTTCTGGTCTAAAGATGGTGGTGCTGGTTTGATTCTAGGTGGTGTACAGGTTCTAGGGAACCTTTGGTCCACTTATCAACAGCATAAAATGGCTAAGGATCAAATGTCGTTTGCTCGTGAGCAATGGGACACTAACCTTGCAAACCAAACACAAACCTATAATACCGCGTTGGAAGATAGGATTAGATCTCGTCACTTTACTGAAGGTAAAAGTGGTGGAGAAACTGATGCGTATCTTGATAAAAACCGTCTATAAGGAATACTGATATGGCTGATCCTAGACTTCAATGGAAACAACTTAATGTTGCTGCACCTAACGTATCAGGTCTTATGAGCGGTGCTAATGATGCATTGAATAATGCTGCTGATGCTGCTTCCAGTATTCTTGGAAGATATGAAGAAGGCAGGGTTAAAAAGAATGATATTGAAGTTGGTAATGAAATTGCTGCTTTGAATACTCAAGAAGAAATTGATGCATATTTTAAGAATGGTGGTCTTAAAGGTCGTCAAGTTTCTGAGAATATTCTTAATCAGGTTACAGGTCGTAATACTGTAGCTGGAAGTTTGGAAAATAACCAATCTATCATGGCTGATAGATCAGGTCGCTTGGGTATTGCTAATTCTATTAATAACCGTGCTCAAGGTGATTGGGATTATGGTAATAATCGTCGTAATGAATTGGCTGGTTTGTCTGATGAAGTTGTTGCTGCTCGTTTGGAAGGACAACAAAATGGAACATATGGTCAGACTCCATCAGGTAATCCTGCGTTTCTAACTTATGACAATCAAAATGCTACGAGAAATAAACCAATTAGTAATGAACTAATTGGTCAAATGAGTTTCCTTGAAAACATGGGAATTCGTATGAATGTTGTTTCTGGTGGACAAGAGGCTAAAGGCACTCCGGGAGCTAAAAGAGTAGGTAGTGAAAGACATGATCATGGTAATGCTGCTGATGTAGATTTCTACATGGGTGATAGAAAACTTGATTGGAACAATTCACAGGATCTTCCTGTTCTAGAAGAAATTGTTGGTCGTGCTCGTGCTAATGGTGTTACCGGAATTGGTGCTGGTGATGACTATATGGGTGCAGGTAGATTCCATATTGGAGGTGGTCCTACTGCTGTATGGGGAGCAGGAGGTAAAGATAAAAATGCACCTCAATGGCTGAAAACTGCTGTTGCTAATTCTTCTCAATATCAAAATAAAGATGGTTCTATCAATGTAACACAAGCTACTGCTCAAGTTAATAATCCAAGAAGTGGAACTACTTCTAGGGATGTTCTTGCAGCGGCTGTTGCACAGTCTCAATATCTTTCACTGGAAGATGTTGATTCTATTCTGAATGGTAGTGATGCAGCTACTAAAAGAGGTGATGATCGTATTGCTGGTGAAGTTGCACAACAGATTAAAGATTTGACTGCACAACTTACTATGGAAGCTATTTCTAATCCTGAAAACACAACTGATGTTGCTGTTATGAAAGAAGTTACTGAAAGAGCTTCTGGACAAGTTAGTAGCTCTGAATTGCTTGATCTTCAACAAGCTGCTGAATCTATTATTGCTGGTTCTGAAGGTTTGCAAAGTCAGCTTGCACCAACTGTTGCTCAAGATTTGGAAAGAGATGCTGCTGTTGAAAATACTGTAACAGATGCTCAAAGACGATTTGATAGTACAGATCAAAATAGAGCTATTAGTGAAATTAGTAGATATGCTGAAGACCCTGCTGCAAGTCTTGAAAGTGATCTTGGTTTGCCGAATGATCCACAATCTTTGAAAGCATATGATGGGAATTTGCTTAGAAATCTTGTTAATGAATATGCACTTAAACTGAATATTGAACCTGCTGTTGTTGCAGTGGCAATGAGAGATTCGTTTAAAAGAGATCCGGGTGATGATGAAAACTCTAGTTTCTGGTATGATATGGATCTGACACCAAATACTTTGCGTAATCGTTTTGTATTTGCTGATGTTGAGGAAGCAGCTAAAAAGCTGAATCCTAATGCACGTCAAAATTATGAACGTGGTCAATCTAATTTAGATATTATGAATCAACAAATGAAACAGGTTCGTGGTCAGCAAGACCTTCTTCGTCAGAAAATTAGTAAACTTCCTGAAGGAGATCCAAGACGAACTATTTGGGAAGCTCAAATGGTTGCTTTGGATGCTCACTTGGCAGCAATTGAACAAGCACGAAGATAACTATTGAAAAAGATACTAAGTTGTGAGACTAGGAATGAGTGAACCTCATTCCTAGGATTTACCACATGGCTGACCGTAATGAAGAACTTGCCTTTGAAATGATTGCTGCCCGTCTTCGGAATCCAGCTTATCAAGATAAACTAGCTATCGCTCAGAACCGTGAAGTAGATCTAGGAGATGATCAAGTCTCTCGTGATTTAACTACGATGAGTGATGTTCAACTTCTGAATAAATATGGTCAGAATGTACAACAAGAAGCTTGGCGTATAGGTCAAGGTTCTAATAGACTTTCTCGTTCAGATTCTATGGAAAGAAGCACGGTAGGAGCTATTTCAGATAGTGCTGTAAGTGCTGCTACGGCTCTTTATAGAGACATTGGTAATCTTGGAACTTTGGCATATGGTTATGCTGAAGGTGCTTTAGATGGTGATCCTACAACTACTGGTACATCTAGGGCTGCTGAATTGAATCAAGCTCACAATCAAATTGTTGAGGGTATGTTTCAAGAAAATCTTACTGAAGAGATTCAAAGTAAGAAGTATTTTTCTGCTGTTGAAGGTGAACTTCAAAAAGAAAATGAACAACTTCTTTATGAAAAAGAAGTTGAAACTGGTACTTCACCTTTGATGGCTGGTCTTCGTCGTGAAGGTCGTAATGCTATAAACGCTCTTGAGCGTATGCAGAATGATCCATCTTTAGCAGGTAATCTTATTGCTGAAGGTGTTGGTTCATTGTTTGCTTCTGCACCACTTGCAGGAACTGGTGGTTTAATTGCAAAAGGTATGACTAAAGCTGCTACTAGTAATTTGGTAGCACAAAGAGTTGCGGCTACTTTTGGTCAATCTGCTGGTGCAGGTTTACAAGAAGTTTCAGGTGTTTACTCTGAAGCTGTTCAAGATGTTATGTCGATTCCACTTGAAACATTGTCTCAGTCTTCTTCTATTTTTAATGCTCTGATTAATGAAGAAGGTATGACACCTGAAGAAGCTCGGACACAGTTGGCAGGTATGACTGCTGAAACTGCTGCGATTAGTCAACTTCCTTATACTTTTATTCTTGGTTTTATTACTTCTAAATTTGAAGCTATGCCTATTGGTTCTTTCCTTGAGTCTGGTTTGACAAGAGGTATTCTTTCTATTGTTGGAGAAGGGATTGAAGAAGCCGGACAAGGTGCAACAGGTACTATTAATCGTAACCTTGCTGTAGCAGAATATACTCAAATTGGTAGAGATACATTGGAAGGTGTTGGTGAGGAGTCCGCTATTGGTGCTCTGGCAGGTATGGGTACGGCTGGGGTAGCTGCAACCCCTGCTGCTATTATAGGCACCTTGAACGCTCCTAGAGCGGCTGCTGATGCATTGCTTGAAGAGACTAGATTTAATGATCCTCTGACAGATTCTATTATGGGTAAGAGATCTGCTGCTTTCCGTGCTGGAGAATTCGGTGCTGAAGTTATGAGTGGTTTGGGGTCTCAAGCTAAGAAAGACGCACAAAGTGTTGGTAAGGTTGTACAACCTGCTACTGATGCTTTGGTGGATCTTACTCAACCAATTGCAACTAAAGCTGCTACGGCAGTTGGAGATGCTGTCACAGACTTTAATACTCGTGATGAAAGAGAACAGGTTAATAAAGATGTAGCTATTGCTCAAGAAGCTGCTGGTATTGTTGAACAGGAAATCTTGAATAATACTCTGACTCCTGAAGTTACAAAAGCAATCCAAAAAGCAGATACAATTGATGTGTCTTCTGGTTTTGCTGACACTGTGAATCCTTCTCAACCTATTCTGCAAAGAGCTAGTGGTCTGTTGCAGAAAATGGGGGATCGTAAATTTAAACCAACTGATGAAGATAAAACTTATGCTGCATCTCAATTTCAAGCATTGTCTGGTATGGTTAATTCCATGCCTGAAGCTGCTAAGAAAAAAGTTGGAGATCTTCTTGCTTCATCTGCGGTACAAAAGACTTTGGCTGATGCAGCTAAAATTGATTTGAATTCTGTTACTCCTGTTGCTGGACAGGAAGTACCTATAACAATCAGTGTAGCAAAAACTAATCCTGCTAATGTTAACCCTGATGGGGTTAAGAAAATTCTTGAACAATCTGGAAAGAATATCTCTGAAACTGATAAAAAGTTTCTTGGTGTAGCTTCTAAGGTTGCTTCAATTATCAACAAAGCTGTTGGTGATGTAGTGGGTATTAAAGAAGCTCGTAACATTAGTCTCGAAGCCATTGGAGAAAAAGGCAAAGCTCTTACCAATGTAGATAAAACCAATCGTAGTATTATGGCTGATGGTTATATTTCTGCGACTGGAAAGAAACTTCGTTCTTTGAATGATTTTGTTTCTGATATTATTGTAGGTGTTCAATCTCCTGATGGGACATTTATGAACTCTGATCAAATGGTTATTCCTGTTAAAGAAGTAGCAAAACAATTTGCTATGTTCTTGGAACATATGAATAATCGTGTTGATGCATTGAATCGTTCTTACGATAGCAATACCCCTAACTCTCGTGGAAAGCTGACTGGTAATGCACAGAAATTCCGTATGCTTATGGATGGTAATACTTGGGTAGATCCTGAGAATTGGAGTCCGGGAGCTAGTGCTCTGACATACCATAGAGGTAGTCCGGGTTCTATTGCATTGGCTCAAGAAATTGAGAGCAATACCAAGACAGCATATGAACTGTACCAAACTCTTTCGGAAGCGTTTCCCGAAGTCTTTGACGGGCTTGTTGTTCCTGACTTGGTTCAACTTAAGAAAGATAACAATACTTCTTCTCAGATTCCTACAGAACTTCAGAACACTTTGGTTGATGACTTTAGTGATCCTGAATACATTGAAACTAAACCTGCTGAAACTGAAACAGAAAAGAATACTCCTGATCCAAAGCTGGTAAATCTATATAAAGATTTAGATGATAAAGCTTTGGCTAAACAAAGAACTTTTGCTGAAAATCAGTTTACTCAAGCTAAACAGCGTCAAGATAAAATTGAAGCAGAAGCAGCTAGAGATGATGATGGTACAAAGGGTAATCTTTATATTAACAGAATTGCTAAAGCTCGTTCTTTGGTTGAAAACAGACGTGCAGATCTATTGGCTATTGTTAGTATTCAAAATGAACGCCAAAACCCAACGGCTGTCGAGGAGGAAATTTCGCAAGAAATTTCTGACGAGCAGACACCAACACTTTCAGAAGGTCTTGATCGTGGTAAGCCTGCGAAAGAACAGACTCTTCAACTGTATCATGGTACTGGTCGTCGTTTTGAATCGTTTGATAAGAAACGTGAAGGTGAAAATCTTCAGGATAAAACAGGTGCATTCTTTACAAATAGTATTGCACTGGCAAAGCAATATGCAAAACTTACTCGCTTGAAAGGTGCTAAGAATCCTCATGTAAAAGAGGCTGCTGTTACTCTGAAGAAACCTCGTGAATTTGATTCTAAAGATCAAGCTCCTGATCAGTTTTGGATTAATAACCAAGAAGCACTGAATCAGATTCTCGAAGAGAATGGACACGATGGGGCTATTGTTCGTGGTCCAGATGGTGAAGTCATGGTTGTGACTAAGAACTATGATGGTATCAATATCATTCAACAAGATGTGGAAAATCCTGCACCTGTAAATGTATGGGCTGGAACCAATGAAAATAGAATTCTTAGTAATCTAGCACCTCGTCCTTTTAACTATAAAGGTCGTGGATACTTTTCGGTTGAACATGCATATCAAAGTTTGAAGTCTGGTAAATTTGATCCAGAAACCCATAAAAAATATGTTCGTGGGGAAAGCAAAAAGATTGCTGGCAACAAAGGCACAAAGACTGATGGTGGGTATAATATTCAACTAATGGAAGCTTTGATGAAAGCTTCTTTTGCTGTTAATTCACAAGCTATGAAAGCATTGCGTGATACAGGTAATGCGGTAATTACCCATACCCAAGATAAAGGTATTTGGGGAAAAGAGTTTCCACGTATTCTTATGGCAATTAGGGATAATATTCCAACGGTTGTCGAAGAAGAAATAGTCTCTGAAGTTGGAGTAGATGATGAAGGCGCGGTAGCGACTGAAGAATCTACGACAAGTGAAGAAACTATTTCTGATGAGCAGATTGATGATTCTGATCTGACTGAAGATAATTTCTTGGAAGAAATGAAAAAGGATCTTGAACTAAAAGATCTTAATACTCGTCGTTTGAATGTTCGTGATGTGATTACTTCTCTGATGGGTGAAGTAAACAATAAAGTTGTTCGTGATATTCAAGTCTACAAGAAAACTTCCAAACGTGGGTTTGGATATGTCTGGTATGATAGTCAAACTATTTACCTCCGTGAAGATATGTTTGATTCTAACAATGAACTTACTGCTCGTGGTCAAGCAGTGATTGTTCATGAAGTTGGTCATATTATTGATTACAAAGGAGATCCTGAACTTACTCAAGGTAAATGGTTTAGTGAATCTCGTTTGTTCTATCCTAATGGAAAAATCTTCAATGAACTTAGTGTTCTAAAGAATCAAAAGAAATTCGTTCAAGAACGTATCGAAATGATTGAAGGTTATGATGAAGGATCTCATGATCAGGCAAAGGAAATCTTTGCTGTATTGACTGAGTTGCATTACTCAAATGATCCTGATGTGTTTAATAATACACCTTACACAAGACAATTGATGGAGTCTGTATATGGCCCAAGAGAAGCAACTAGAACTGGATCTGAAGACACCACCCAAGAATCCTCCTCCAGTGTCCAAGAAACCTCTGCCGTCACCGAAGGGAACACCGACACCGATGTCAGTACCGCAGACGGAATAATCTATCCACTGTTTGATAAAGCTTATAAGTCTAATCCAAATAGTAATGCCCCTAAAAGCTTGGATGATCTGGAAACCAGAAGCCAAGCTGATGGAAAACTAAATCCGTCTATTCTTGTCATTACTAAAGCATTGGCTCCAATGCTGATTGGTAATATGAATAAACGTCTGGCAACTTTGAAAACTCAGATTGATGGTAAACATCAAACTTTGAAGTATCTGTTGAAGAATGGAAGTATCCAAGAAATTGCCCGATATAGAGGGACAGCTATTGCTGATCCTGAAACTGGTAAGTTTGATCAAAGACTAATGGAACTGGCAACTCTTGCTGTAGTTGATTGGTTGGCTATTGTTTCTCCAAATGATCCTAGTCGTCAAATTGATACATTGGAAAAACAAGGTCTTTCTTATGTAGACATCAATGATGATGATCTTTTGAATATGACGTATGGTATTGCACCTTCTATTTTGAAGAACCAATTGGCAAAATCTATTCTGAAAATGTGGGGTGTAACTCCTAACAATACTCAATCTATGGGTGAGATTTTTGGTATTGCTGAAGGTATTGCTGCTGAACTCTTGGTCGCTCTAGACGCGACTACAGACTATATTACGATTAAAAACATTGAATTGACTCAACTGGATCAATCGAAAACAGATCCAGAAACAGGTGAAAAGGTTATTATCAAACGTAAAACAGAAACCATTATGCTGAATATGGAGAAGATTCGTGAGATCCAAAAAGAGATCAGAGATAATGCTGAAGCAGATATGGAAAACTCTGCTAAAGAATATCTGTTTGGTGAAGAGCGTGAGCGTTATTCCATTGGTCAAAAGATCAAAGGAACTCCTCAAACTCAAGATAGATCAAATATTAATCTGAGTAGAAGAGAAAAAGCTGCTGTTCGTAAGATGCAAAATACACCTCACTATAAAGATGAAGAACGTGTTAATGTATTTCATGCTATTGGAGCACAAACTCCTCGTACTCTTTTTGGGTATGTGGAGAATGTTAATGAGGAGACTTATCCTAATGGAACACTTCGTCGTTCAATCATGGGTAAAAACATCTCAATTGAGAACTCTCTTGCTGATGCAGAGACTCTCACCGATGCTTTGGCAGATGGCACCGTCCCTGTATATTACCCGGTGGGTATCACTTCTGTCGGTCGTCACCAATACCAAGGGGTAAACCCTCAAAGTAACAAGATCCTTCGTGCTCTTGTTGGTACAACGTGGGCTAATGTAGATCTTGCTACTCAAGAAGATGATATATGGTTGGGTGTTGCTCAGGCTGCTGGACTTCATAAATTGGAAAAGAAGAATCATGCTGTGATTCTCAGCACTGTTAGAGATGACTTTGAAACTAAATATGGAAATGCCAAGAACATCATTAAAGATTTCTTGAGAGATGGTACTTCAATTGATGGAGATGCTTTTGCTCAAGCTGTTCTTGGTACTGCTACCGAAGTAGAACCTCAAGTTCTGGCTGCTATTCATACTGTTGCACAAATGGAACTTGCTAAGGAACGTGGTGAAACTTCGTTCAGATCTAGTCTTTCTGTAGAACTGGATGGTCTGACTAATGGTGCAGCCAACATGATGGTTAATTATGGTCAAGGTGAACTTGGACCAAATGAATACCATAATCTTGAGCGTATTGGATATTTTATTGGTAAAGTGAATAAGACTGTAAATGATTTCTTTGGGGTCAAAGGAAACTTGGATCTCTATGAAACTGTGTCTCGTACTGCTCAAGCTAAACTTATTAAAATGACCCAAGAAAAAATGGGGGTAGAAGTTGCTGCTGCACGTAGATTTGCAGGTTGGTTTGGTGACTTTGCTTACAATCCAGAATCCGGGACATTTGAAATGACTCGTAATTCTGCCAAAAATCCTATGACTAAAGTAAACTATGGTTCTGGGGTCAAAGGTGTTGGTACTGGTTTGGCTGATGATATGATGATTATGTTTTATCAAAAACTTCATGAAGCCAATTATGATTTGAATAAAGTAGCTTATGATGGAGATCTGGTTGTAGATCTTCAAACTCTGGGTGTGAATATTCCTACAGATAATCGTAGTAATAGCTGGGAGTTTTCTAAATCAGAACAAGCTCTTTTTAGAAAAGTGATTACCAATACAATTGGTAAAGCTTTGACAGAAGCTGCAAAAGAAACTCTTGGAACAAAAATTACAGAACTGAATGATCTGTTGGTTATGTCTACTAATATTCAAGCTCAATACTTGAATACGTTGTTTATTCAGAGAATAGATGCTCTTGCTAAACAACTTAGTAATGAAGGTAAAATTCGTAGTCGTAAAAATAAAGAAGGACAAATGGTTCCTGTTATTTCTGACATTCCAATGGAAGAATATAACAAGATTGTAGATGAGCTTGCAGCTATGTCTCCAATCTTTAGATCAGATGATCAGACACTTGCTATTGGTGGATTTGAAACTCGTATTGCAAGTGATTGGACTGTGTTGTCTGCTGCTATGGATAACTCTTTGAATCAAAAACCAATGCTTCGTCAGCCTGAAGATGTAGGGGTAAAAGCACTTCCCTTCATTATTATTGGTACTGGTGATGCAATGATGATGAACCTATTCTTCTCGGATCCAAATGCTCCAGAAGATGTTCTGGGTATCTTTGATGGTTTGGATATTCCTGTAACTAAGCTCAAAGAATATGGTCCTCGTATTAACGAAGCTGTTCGGCAATCGTGGGAAAGAGATGTTCTTTCTATGGGTGTAGAAAACTTCCGTGGGTTTATGAATAATCCTACGGTGGATAAAACTGCTCTGGATGTTGCATTCAAAACCGTCAAAGATAAAAACAAAAATATGACCATTACTGCTAATTCTAATGAACAAGTTATGTCTCAATTGGATAATCGACTGAAAGCTAGTCGTGCTCGTAAAGTGGTATTCAAACGTATTAGTTCATCTGTTGATCAGATGGGTGGTTCTGCTGTGGGTCATTCTCGTGGAGATACTGAGATTGGTTTGACGGCTTTAAATCAGATGATTGATAAAGAGATGAAAAATCCATCTACAGAAGCAGTAGTGAATACACCTGAAGATGTAGTTGAACCTGTACGTGAAAGTACTGCTAAAGCTGTGGTTAAAGCTTTGCGGTTTACTGATGCACAAAAGATTGTACTGAATATCATTAGTCCTTTGATTGGTGATACTCGTGTAATTATGGGTACTCAAGGACAACTCAATCAGTGGAGAATTGATAATCTCCCTGACAGTGGTGAGATTCTGAATTCTGCTAAAGGTTACTATGATGCTCAGAATGATATTCTGTTTCTGACCACTAGTAATCCTACAACTGTTCTTCATGAATTGGTTCATGCTACTACGTTCAAGAAGGTTCTTGATCATTATGAAGGTAAACCAAATGATGCAATCGTTCGTCTGGAAGCTCTTATGGAAGAGTTCCTTCAGATTGAGGGTGGAGAGCGTGTGAGAGAGGCTCAGGCAGCTATCTTGCGTAGACAGAGTAAGACTGACCCATTCTCTAAAGCAGCCGCTGTGAATGAGCTTATGGCTTATGTGCTGTCGGATTCAGAAGTGAGAAAGAAAACTCAGAACACCAAAACTAATACTCTTAAAGATTTGGCTGATAAAGTAATTCGTCTGATGCGTAGACTTATGGGAGGTATCCCAGAGTCGATGTTTGATCAGGTTGTCTTTAACACCAAGGTTCTTGTTGAAGGTCCAGTGGATGAAAACACTGAAGATGGTGGTAATGGTGATGGTGGTAGTATTGATAATGAAGGTGGAGAAGTAACCCCAACTGCCAATAACTATACCAATTACTGGATCAATTTGATTTCTGATTATCTGGATAATCTGAGTCCATCTGAAAAGATGTTCAAGATGGATGAACAGATCAAAGCAAGAGAAGCAGTTGACCGGATTGTAAATGATCTGCGTCAGGTAAATATGTTGTCTAATGCAAATGCACGTCTGACATTTAAAGCAATCTATGGTGTTATTAACTCTGCGATTTCATTGAAGAGTCAGCCTCTGATTGCAATGACAAATATGTTCAATCATATTGTAGATAATATGACTCCTGAAATGTTTGGAACTGGTCCAGAAGCAGCACAAGAATACTCTGCTGTGATGAATGCTTTTGGTGATGATAGAAATAGAGACATGATTAACTCAATCTCTGTTCTTCTTGGTTTGTCTCAGACTTCGGCTAAATTTCGTAGTGTGTTGGATCAGATTCCTGAACCAGAAACTCAGAGACAATCTGCAAGTCTTCAAAATACATTGACCCAATTCTCTGCACTGCTGATGCAAAACATGACTGGTAGTCTGGCAGAAAGTGGTAATGCATCTAGTGTGATGGATATGCTGGCTGCTACAATTGTTGAGCATGATAAAGAAAGAGAATATGCTTTGTTGAATAAAGTAACTTCTTCTTTTGAAGCGGCTGATAATTATGTATCTGGTGTGTTTGGAAAAACTGATGATCTGATGAGAAGAACTGATCGTGAAACCAAAGCATCTACTAGAAGTAAAACTCGGAAGCATCTGACTTCTTTGCTGACTTTTGGAACTAACTATCTTGATAAAGCTGGTACAGATTTGACGAACCAGAAAGTTAAAGATGTTGTTCACATGGGTCTTCCCTTTATGACACTGATTCCTATTCGGGAAATGGTGTCTGAAATTGTTGGTACAGATCGTTTCAATACTAAGATTGTTGCTCTTCAAGACCAAGTAAACGCTGCTATCTCTGGTATGCGTCAGGCTTATCGTGAAGATCTTCCGGGTATTCTGGCACGACTGTTTACTAACAAACCAACTAAAACTCAGTGGAAAGCTATGTTTAATACCATTGCTAAAACTGATTTTGTATCAGTGATTGATACAGATTTCATGGATAAGTCTATGAGTTTGTTGAGTGATTTGTCTTATCGTAATGAACGTATTCGTGCTTTGGAAAGTCAGATTGAAAACAAACTGACTCCTGCGACTGCACAAGATGCAAAAGATAAAGCAGAGCAACTTGCTAAGTTCATGACAAATCAAGGAGCAGGTAAACTCTTGGTGCGTAATGCTTATGCTATTGCTAAAAATCTTGATGGAACCTTTGATCCTACTTTGGTTTCAATTTTGGATGAACTGATTTCTATCTATGCTATCGACATGATGGATCCAGATCAGAGACAAGCTGTAAGTGATCTCTATGCTTCGGATCCTGAAGCTATTGAACAAATTGTGACTTATATCCAAGGTCTTAATGAGGCTGAAGAAAGCAAACCGGGTATTACTGAAGTTGCTCGTTTGAATGCTTATAAAGGTTATATTCCCAATGAGGGTGCTAAAAACACTCGTATCATTGTGGATTTGAATTCAAATGAACTGAAGCGTAAGTCTCAAGGTTATATTAAACTTGGAGAGTTTACTGGTGATCCCAATAGTGTTGTGACCAGATCTTATTACACCACTGATATAAGAGTTTCGGGGCAGTATGCACAGGGTACAATGCAGAACGTAGCGGCTACTTATAGAGGTGTTGATAGTAATACTGGTTTGTCTGTGAATGGTGAAACGACTGGTTACATCAGTGGAGATGGAGTTGTTGATAAAGCAATTGATACTTTCAATAAACCCAGCTTTACTTTGGCAAATGATAAAGAAACATGGATTCCTGTTTTTGCAGGAGACGGTACTGTGTCTGGTTTTGAAAGATCTTTGAACCCTGATGTTATTGAAAAACATATGGGGCGTGAAGAAAACCTTGCAATCATGCTGGGTGCATGGGCTGGTAGACATGTGGAAGAAACCACTGCTTATCATTATAACATGCAATTGGTAGATGAATTGGCTCGTATTTGGCAGACTAGAGAGAAAGGTTCTGATAAGCTTTTTGAGAACATAAAGAAGTCTAAAGATCCAATCTACAAAGAATCGTTCGATCTGATTCCTCAAAATATCAAAGCGTATATTGATACGAAATTTGATGGTGAGGGTATGATGGTACGTACTGATCAGATTAACTTGGCTGTAGGCTATAGAGAACCATCTGTTGCTGACATGTGGACTGGTAAATCTCGTATGCCTTCAGAAGTCCGTACAGTGGTCCGTGAGACGACACATCTGTTTATGGGCAGGAGTGCTATGAAACGTGTTGTACAGGCTGAAGGCATCCTGCAAGGGGCTGTGTCTACTGCTAAAGACATTATCATTGTGAAATCGTTGATTATCCCTGCAATGAACTTCCAGTCTAACATTGCTCAGTTGGTTACTCGTGGTGTACCTTTGAAATCTATTGTGAAAGATTTCCGTAGGAAGTTGGCTGAAGTGGAGAAGTATAACCATAATGTAACCACTCTGATTGAACTTGATGCACAACTTAAGCTGAGAGCTAAAGATGCAAACCAGAAACGTATTATTGAAGAGAAGATGAGAGTTATCAGAGATCTGAATAACAAAATGTCTATTGCTCCAATGATTAAAGCTGGGGCTTATAAAGCTTTGTCTGAAGGTATTACTGAGTTTGATCAGGATATTACGACTGGTAAGCTTGGAGATTATGTTGAACAATTGGCAGAGAAACTGCCAGATGGTGTATCGACTATTGCTAAATATGGGTTGGTTTCGAAGTCTACCAAAATGTATCAGGTTGCTAATAGGGCAACTCAGTATGGTGACTTCTTGGGTAAAGCTATTTACTACGACCACCTTCTTGCGAAGGGCTTTACTCCTGAGGATGCTGTTGCTCAGATCAACGAAGAATTCGTGAACTTTACTACGCAGCCGGGTCGTGTTCGTTCTGGATTGGAAAAGAATGGTCTAAGTTGGTTTATGGCTTGCAAATTGCGTATTGCAAAAATTGCACTGCAACAGATGAGAGATAACCCTGTTAGATCCTTTGCTATCAATTTCCCATTTGAAGACTTGGGTACTCCAATTCAAGATAACATCTTCTCAGTTATTGGAGCAGGTAATCTTGATTATTCAACAGGTTATGAGATGTTGTTTACAGCACCTGAACTTAACCCATGGGTTAATCTGTTGAATGGATAATAGAAAATCCCCCCCATATTTCTATGGGGGGGACTTTTTGAATGGTTTACTTTTCCTTAAACCATTCAATTATTGCATATCCGATGAAGGAGAAAATCACGAATGCAATAAACCCCCATACAAAGAGCCATAGCCCGATGATGAGAAAAGGGGCTAATAGGACAAAGAGGCCAATTACAGCAATCATCATAATGATGAGGCCAATGGTTCTAAGTGTATCAATCAACATCGAAAATACTCGATTTCTTTACTTTCACTTTTGAAGCAAGATTTTCTTTGGGAGCTTCAGTTTCACAGGTGTCGGATTCCGAGGATTGGGTTTCCTCGTCCCTGAAAAGGTTTCCCTTTTTGGTGTCTTCACTTTCGGCTTTGGTTTGGGGTTTAACAGGTTCTGTCGTTCCCTCTTTAACGTCTGCCTCTGATTCGTCACTGCCTCCTGAATCAGAGCCATCGCTACTTCCTTCAGAATCAGTTTCAGAATCATTAGTCATCTCCGTCTTAGTAGAACGGGTAGTGGTTGTTTTCGAACCACGAGGGCGACCACCCCTGCTTTTGGGTTTGACATTACCCATCAGGACTTCAGCTTCGATGTCTCCATCGTCAGTTACGCTGAGTTCTACACCTGTAGCTCCGGGAAGATTCAAGCTCTTCACATGAGCATCAAGGGCTGCTTGGATGTCATCTTCATCAAGTAGTACACGCATTGGCGGTGTCTCCTTATCTTTATCTAATATGTTGATTGTTGCGATAGTATGTCCATCCATTGGACAAACACCACCAAAGGAAAAAGTAGATAAAACAATATGATGCATATTATCATCTGGTATTTTTCCAGCTTCCACCATCGTGTCAGAGAAATACTTGTCCACGATAGAACCGATGTTCATAGTATCTAAACGTCCGTTCCTTGCTGCGAAGATCGTGTAGTGGATCCAGATCTGCTCTGCCTTGGGTAATTGCCTTAGTAGAGGCTTCACCTCATCATGGAAATTCTTTTTCTGGTTATTGAGATGATGGTGATGAAGGTTACGATAAATATTAAGATTGATAGCTTTAACATTGTTTTTACTAACATTCTCATAAGTAGGGAGCCTCACATTATGAGACTCCCTGATAGTATAACCTTCAAGTTCGATATGTTTGATCAATCGTCAAACAGACTCGACTTAGCTTTCTTTTCGCCTCCACCAGACGATTTGCCACCACCGAAGGCTTTGCCTTCTTTCTTATTTCCGGTAGCACGATTCCAAGTTTCACCACGGTTTTTCTCCAACCATGTGGTTGCATAGTCACCATCGTTTTCCATCTTGGAAATAGCTTTTCCCAGATCTCCATCTTTGAGAACTTCATCAAAGTCACCACCAAGGGATTTCACAAAGTGAGCGACTTCACTGATAGTTACAAGACGATCTTCTGGAAAGAATTTGATGAATTCATTTACTACACGGGTTTCTCCGGTAGGTTCATAATCACCAGTGGATTCATTTTTAGTAGTTTTATCAACAATTTGTTGTTGAATTGCTACTTGGATGCTTTGACCATGAAGATCTACAAAGCAGTCTACTGCTTGGGGAATTTCTTTCTTTGAATCAAAGTCATATAGATTCAGAGTTTTTTCTTCCACATCCATATTACCAACTTCTTTCGAAGCAATGAGCATACAAAGACTGTTGACCTGATTGAAGCCCGGAAGGTTCTTCTTTTCTTTGGTTTTTTTGTCATCGTAAGTGACGTTGCCATGTTTGTCAGTCATCCAGATGGTACGCTGAACTTCAGAGTTACCAATCTTAAGTGATAGAACAAGACTACGGGCATCGCTGTGAGCAGCTTTACCAATATAGGCATATTTAATTGTCGCTGGATAAATATCCGTTACCAGCGCACCACCACCACCTACATAGTCGTCTTCGACTTTTTCGGCAGCAGGTTTAGCTTTAGCAAAAATATTACTCATGTTGTGTTCCTTCTTATTTCTCATGAGACAGTGCTTGGTCGAAACCAAAGAAGAGAAGTGATTAATCTTATTTGTAGTAAGCAACCAATCGTTTAATGACGGCTCCAGCATCGTTGTCGATGTAGAGTTCGTCTTCAGCCCACATACCAAGAGGAGATCTGATACGACCTCCGATAGTGGTCTTATCAGGTTCAGTTAGAAACACATGCTTATAGCCTTGAGTTTCTTCTTTAGGTGTAATGTTTAGCAACGAACTTGGATTAGGACATCCTTTCAAGATGTCTTTTACTTTCATTCGTTTGACATAAACAACAGTAGTAAAAAAGGCTTCAATACCTTTTTTGGACAAAGCACCCTTTACGGGAACTTTGTGTTTCATAATTCCTTCATCATCATCCAGAACTGAATCAAGATGACCAAGGAAAATAAAGAATGTGTTTTCTAGTTTAGCTGTTGCATCCATTAGACGAGGGAAGAATTGACCATACTCTCCCCACATCTTTTGACTGTTAGGAGAGTTTGTAACGTGAACACGTTCAAACATATCCATCATGAAGCTAACAGTATCAACAATTACAAAATTAAAGGGATTTTCATCACCTAGATTAACAAGTTGATCTATGAAGCCAATAATATCTTCAGGATCTGTAATTGTTTTTTTCTTAAACTGGTTTTTGAATGGCAAAGGTTTACCATTTTCACAATTCAAATATAGAACATCTGTTCTATCTTTAATCGCCAAAAGTGATGCAGACTTTCCGTGACCGGATTCACCACAAATGAGGATACTTTTTGGATTTTCAGACATAGGATCTCCTTAGCTACTCATTTTTTGAGCAACTGATTTTAAGACGGTGGAGTAGATTTCATCCTTCTTCAAAGGAGCATCACTCCTTTGGTTCAGTTCGAGAATCTTCTTTTCCAGATCGTCATATTTCATGCCAGCATCTTTAAGCATCATGGCATAATTTAGCAGGGTGTTATTCCTACCACCCACTTCCATGTTGTTCAAGAACCAACGATCCAAATTCTCAAGATTACCAAGGTCAGCTATCTGTTGAACATATTCATTGTTAGCTTTGGTTTTGGGAATGAATGGTAAAACATCAATAACCTGAGGACCACGATTAATGTGAACTTTAGAGTCTTCATGTGTTTGCCATTTTTTAGATCTTTGGTTAGCACTTGGATCAGATGCAAAAGGAAGCCACATAAGAAATGAATTCATGAACTCCTTGTAGTCATCTTTTTCCAAAGAAAGAATGTAGTTTGTAGGCATGATGAGTCGAAATCTGTTTTCTTCTTCAGTATGCCTTTTAGTGGTAGCTGTAATGAAGGTATAATCCTTCAGAAGTTGATGAACTGCTTCCAGTTTAATACCACCGTCTACATCTACAACAAGCATGTTGAATCCGGGAATGATGTTATCTTCACTCCTATGATCTTTTTCAAAGCTATGGTTTGCCCAATGAATATCGGGTTGTTGTAGAAGAACTTCTAGTTTTTCCAAAGGTTGTTCAGTTGCTTCATAGTCATAGGCAAAGTGATTACTGAAAGAGAATTTCAGTTTATTCAAGTCTGTCTCTTCTAGTGTTGAACCAGAAAAGAAATCGACTTGTTGAACAACATTCTTTGTAATGACGACATGGTTACTTACACCCCATGCCATAGCCAAATCCATCATCTCCTTACGGGCGACTGTGGATGTAGGGTAGTAGGGAAGGTCTTCTACGAGATCGGCGTGTGTGAGGTTGTCTGGGCTTGTGGCAATGTATTTTGCCAGCCGTACAAAGTTACGTTCACGCTTCAGAAGCTTTTGGAATGAAGCTCCAGATTCTTCAGCTACTTTAATAGCCTGTCTGATATGTTTAACTTTAATATCAGTAGATTCATCCAGAAATGCGTAAACACCAGCAAGCTTAAGTGATTTGAAATATCTATGAGATAGTTCAGCTTTACGGATTTCTTCATGTTCAGGCATTTCATTAGCTGTTGCTTCACAATGAAGACGATAACTGATGAGTTCAATACCAGTTGTCTTAGGCATCTCCAAAACAATATCGTAAAAACGAGGATCTGAAAACTTAGCAAGAAAGTTTTGCCACCGATTCATTGTTGTAGATTGAGATTTGGATACCAAACCATTGTAAACATCTTCTGGATTGATTTCAGCAAATTTAGTTTCACTTCGACCCATGCCAAAGAAGCATCGTCTGGCATAACCAGTTGCAAGGAAGCTATAAAATTCTTCTTCGACTTTGGCTCCATCAAATAGTTTGGAACTTGTACCAAACATCAAGACATTAGATGGAGTAGATCCAGAAATATCTAGACCTCTTTCATTGTCAGGAGTGTTCTTAACAAGCTTGGCTTTGATTTTACCAAGATCATAAAGTTCCAAGAGTGTGTTCAATACTTCATTATTACCCAAAAGGTTGGAACCCATTTCATCCATTTGGAAGTTAATAGATCCAACTCCTGCAAGCAGAAGTTTATAACGAAGCTGTTTTACAGCAGGACCAGTACCACTATCAAAGATGAATGGGGCATGTCCTTGTTTTTTGAAGTCACTGGTTAGAGCTTCAAGTTCTTTAACTTCATCTCCACCTTTTGCAGCAGCAATATTTACTGCAAGATTAAAAAGGTTTTGTTCAGCTAAATGTGCAAAAGTACTCTTCATGTATGATTCTCTGAACCCCAAGAGCACATCTTCCATCAAATTGACAGAATGACCTTTACCAAATCCAGAGGTTGCCAAAGCAATTGAATAGATATTGACAGGTAGAATACCCCTTTCAGGGGAATTGATTTTACATCTCATAGAAGATGGGATGAGTCCTAGAAAATACGCTATCTCAGCTTGAAAGAAATCACGATTTACGTTCCCTGTACGATGGCACAGGAGATCAGTCAGTTCTTGCATTGCAGGATGGTGTGGCGTGTTTTCTATAACATCAAGGTTATAGAAGATGCTATTCATCTGGGAAATACTCCTTACGTTGTTCACAAACCGAAAAGGCAGAGCAATACTCACATGCTTTAACTTCGCCTTTCACAGTGACTACTACACCTTTACCTTTATCGGATTTGTGTTGTTCTGCATCAGCTAGATTATCAAAGCTCTTTTGAGAACGACCACCAGCTTTAGCTGTTTCAGGGTTAGCATAATACTTAAAGGAGTCTGGTTGTTTCCATAGTTCCTTATCTGTACAGCGAACCAGTTTTTCTTGATTCTTTACATGCTTTGCGTTCTTCTTAATGTCAGAAAGCTTATCAAGAATCCACTCTTCAGTGACTTTTGGAGTCATAAGAGTAAATTCTTTATGTGCTGCTTTAGCTTGAGGATAGTTTGGATTACCTCTTGCTCTATAACTAGCCCAATCTGTAAAGATAAACTCAATTCTCATTGTATCTTTCCAGATAAATTCAGGCATAATATAGCGATACATAGATCCTTGAAGAATATAATCTCCATCTTTGGATCCAGAAGTATAACTAAAAGTAGAGGTTGTTTTTACATCTCGGTAAGCACCACTAATAGCAAAGTCTAACTGACCAGTAAGGACGATATTCCCGACTTTTTTGAAGCCTCGCTGCTCCAAGAAAATAGGAATATCGTCCTTCTGGATGGTCGAAGGATCTGGGTTAATACGTACACGATCAACCACTGACTGAGGGTAGT